TCTTACCGTCAATCTCCCACTTGCGTCCACGCAATTCAATTGTTGGTAGTGTACCTTCCTTCATCGTTGCCGGATTTCCGTAGTGTTTCTCCCACGCTAAGTGAGTCAGTTTCCCACTTCCCTGACATATCCAGCATTTCTTGTTGTCTCGCTTACCGGTACCCTGACAGTTAGGGCAATTCACCGTATCGTTAGCTCCTTCCATATAACCAGCAGCTTGCATACCGCGACCTTCCTTTTTACCCATCTTGCGTAACCACGCATCACGCTCACTGTCAATGTTCAATTCGGGTGCTACCAAGTTAGAAACTTCTGTTTCTTTTATGAACTTCGAAATTTTCTCTTCTATTTTATTCTTCACTTACCTATCTCCAGAAGAATGTCAGTAATTATTTCATTCACTCGGTCATACCGCTCATTGACTCTCTGAGCAATTTTGCCTTCTGTAATTGGATGAAGGAACGCACCGTGAGTGGATGGATTGCTAACAAAATCAAATGCGATTAATTCGAAATCCTCTTTCACCGATACTTTACCACCACCGACTTCTTCAATAGAACCTAATCCGCGGGACGATATACCAAGTTTGATACCTGATTTAAATAATTCCTTGAGAATGTTTCCGCTCGGAGTCCCAAGAACTTCCACCTTACCGCATAGGTCGTCACCTTCCCACCACATCTCACGAATGTTGTGAGAGACGTTTGATAGGTTGACCACCGATGAATCCGGGTGGTCGAGTTCTCCAAGCGCTCGACTTTCCTTTACGAATGTCTTGTAGTACTTATCCGACTCTCTTTGTAGAATATTTCTTGGATAGGTACGTCCGTTCTGATTGTATGCGTTCGCACGTTGCAGTACACCTTGAACAACCAATCTTCCGGCGTTCTGAGCAAGTGACTCAATAATCATCTGCGGTGTCACTTCAAATGGAATTATATCAACAAGTAATTGCTTCATTATCTACCTCCCAATTTCTTCTTCTTCGCATCGTATATCTTCTGCACATTTGCGCGGAACGCACCTACTGCTTTTCTGAGCAATGAAACTTGACCCGCGATTTGCGTTGAGACATCTGAGAAATCTGCCTCTTTTGCATTATCTACAATTCCCAATAAAACTTTATCAAGCGCATTTTCCGCTTCATCAAATTCTTCATCAAAATCGTCCGCAAGAACACCAACATCTTCAGGTGTAGGATTTCCGCCGTGGAACGCAAGTTCACTGAGTGGAATAAGAGGAACCAATTTTATGTTTCCTTCGAACGATTCTTTCATTAATTTTTTATGCTTCTTCATATTATTCTCCGTTACAAATTCGGGTCACTACTCCAATGCATTGCCTCAGTTGAAACCATCTTATGATAGTCGTCACTGAACTTCATAAGTGCTCTGCGCAACTCAACAACCATTTTTCTAAACTGCGCCTGAAATATGTTATATGTACCGGTTTGACGGAAGTCCATAAATCTCTCTTCAATAAATTCACTAATTTCTTTGTCAATTTCATCAAAATTGCCTTCAAAGTCATCCGCCATATCACGCATTTCTTGTTCATTGGGGCGTCTTCCGGGTGCCTCAGTTATCGGTTTCGCAGACCCACCGTGTCTCAAGGTAGTAATTCGTCCGGACGGTAGGAGTGGTACAAGTTTCATGTCACCTTCAAATGATTCATTGACCTTTGATTCTCCCATTGCTTGCTTGAGTGCAGGACTATATTCAAGTCCAACTGCTTTGAGGAATATATCCGTGTCAAATCGCGGATTGTCTTTTTTAAATATGAGTATAGTCGCCGCAGTTGCTTCCAGCTGAGATTTGCGGTCGGATATCTTCCTGAGAATCTCGGCGAACTCCTTATAGTGTTGTCGTGAGAACATTGTTATCTCCTATCTAAACATAATACCAGCATTGGTAAATTCCAATTCGATTATTCGAACCTTGCGTTTTGCAGCATTGACCACCAACTTTATAAACCACCGCGTTTTAGCGAGTGCTTCAATGATTGGTTTCAATTCCTCTGGGTGCAAACCCGCACTACGACCACGGAACAATATATCATCATAATCGTCAACTGCGATAGACACACCATCTTTACTTGTGTGAATGTCCAAAATTTCCTTCAACGGTTTTCGCGATTCAATCTTTCCAACAGGAAGTAATGGTATAAGTTTCATGTGTATCTCCTAATGTTTTTTGTCAGGCCCGTGGTCACGAGGCGCTAATCGCGTATGTCCATCCTGAGTGCGTCCAATATGATGAACGTCATGACTCTCCATCTTCTTCTTACCGTGACGCTTTACAGCGTTCCTACGCGCTCGGTTACGCTCCACACGGTCACTCTGCGTCTTACGAAGGTGTGCGCGAACTTTATCTGGGTGCCGGCGGTTGTACCTGCGCGTTCTCTCCGTTGGAGAAAGTGCTTCTATTAATATGTCCATCAATTTAATCAACGTTCTTATAGTACTCCCACGCACTCTGCGAGGCAGTTCCCCAATTAATCTTAAACTCTTCGTTGAAGGCACGAATCAACTGTGCCTTATCCTGCGCATCTGGAACTTTGTCAATCGCAACCCGGAACTTATGTATAGTCCGATACTGCGGGTCAGCGGACATTAACAAGTAATCTAGCATTTTCATGTACAACGCATTTGCAATCGGCGTCTTTAACTGCGGGCGAAACTCTTCCGTCAGTAGAGGAACTGCCTTTGCAACATTCACTCTGACCTCTTCCTTCAATCGGTTCTTCCCCACCAGTTTATATCCTAACTGCTGAGCAATCTTACGCTTCTTCACATCCTTGTCAAGTCCAACATCGGAGAACGCATACGGAGTTTCGTATCCGGCGACAGCAGATGTGGTGGATGCCTCCTTTACGGTCTTATCCTTCACAAGATACACTATTACACCAAACGGTCTCGGGTAAATCATTGTACCGATTGGTTGTTCCTTCATCTTGGTTTCTCGTGCGCCAAGTTCTTTGAACTTCGCGGTCAACCACTTGTAGATTTCATTCTTTTTGTCTGATACACCATTCAAGTAGATGTTTGGACCTGCAATCTTGAAATGTGCTTCGGCCTCACCACCAAACTTCTGTTTAAGTTCTTTTGCTAAGTCCGTTACGCCGTATTTCGTAGAAGGTGCTTCGGTAAGTTTTTCTTCCTTGACCTTCTTACCATTTATCGCATCAATAAATTTCTGTTTCAGTCGAGGGTCAACGTTATCGAATCGGTACTGATTTCCACCTTCGTGCTCAACATTGTCGCAATATCTGAGCAGACTATATGCATCCACACTCTCAGGAACATCCGGTACAACTGCGGTTCTACCGTACCACTCAATCTCTACCCCCTCATTAATCTTCCCCTCTCTTTTTGGAAATGCGCCTGTCTCGGACGGCAAATCTTTTTTAATGTCAAGCTGAGGGTGAGCGTTTTGAAGGGCACGTAGGTCTTGCTCAGAGTCCTTTAGGTAGTCGGAGAGCGCCTCTTTTACTATCGGTCGGAGTGCCTCCTTAATTTTATTTCTTATCATTTTTCAGTCTCCGTAGTTCATCTATCAGACTATAATAGCCTAATAATGCAGCAACATTCTCGTCTCTCACATCTCGACCTTTTGTAAGATGGTCGAGTTGCTTAATAACCTCTGTCAGTTTAATTTTTACAACCTTGTCAGTAACGGTGGGTGCAAGGTCGGAGAGCTCTTTGCGAATGATTGGAAGTTCCGACTCAATATACTTCTTGAGCGAATTCTGGGAGTTATTGATGAACTCACGAAGAAGTGCCTTCTGTTTCGGTGAGAGATTGCTATATTTGGTATTGAATTTATCTACAAGAAGCTTGGTGGTCAGTAAACGAATATCTTCAGGTTGACGCTCAAACTCCGCGAGAACCTTTGTCTTGGACTCAACTCGTGCGGTACTCTTTCCGCTGATATGTTCAACGAGTGTATGTCGGCACTTTGAAATGTCCACGGGGTCTGACGGTTCTCCGGAGAGTTTGTCCTCAAATAATTTGTACACGGATGCATACTGAACATAGTTAGGAATATTACTACTAAAGAAACCGTCAACGGTATATGACTGACTGATTTCTTTAATGATTGCATATTTTGCCTTTCTAAGTTTCGAGTTATTCAATCGTGTACGTGCGGTCAACACTGCCTCAATGAGGGAGTTTGCCTTGGACTCGTTATTGAACTTGTGATTTATCAGCAACTGATATAACTCAAGTTCCTTCTGAATCTCCGCGTCTTTTACAAAATGTTCTCTAACAATTGTAAGCGCCTTAGAGTCCATGTTCCCACTAACCACGTCAGCGGAAACTTGTCTCATTAAGAGTTCATAGAGAATCCCAGTGTTTTTTATCTTGCTATGCTTGATTCTTTTCATAGGTTCTCACCAATAGTGTTAAAAATCCACACGTATAAATATCGAAAACTATTCATTTATTGCGTCTGCTTTACCATTTGCATCCTCTATATCAAGGTTGCGCTCATCTAAGAAACCTTCATTTTCTTGTATATTTTCGGTATCTTCTCCTTCAATGGAGATACTTTCTGTAATTACGCCTTTGTTCTTTTGCCATGCGGGTGGAACTATTCGTTTCACCAAACTTTCTAACTTCTTCTTGTCCGATTTTCCACCTTTCTGTATTTGCTCACGGCGAATATTCCCAATCTTTTTAATACCAAGTGGGTCGTCCTCAACATCAAGTGACCCCTCTATATCCTTAGCACCAAGTGGGTCACGACCGCGAGAGTGCGAATCTTTACCATATTTTTGCCCCTCTGGTGGGCGTCCACCTACATTTTTGGATTCAAGTTGGTTCTGTCCACCTGTGACTTGATTGACTGGAACATTGAGATTCGGTTGCACCATCATTGGATTAGATGGGTCAAAATTGGATTGACCGTAGTCAATAGGTTGTTCTTCCTTAGGCGCCATCTGCATCGCCGCTAGGTCATGCGGTGTACCAAACGACTGACCAGTTTTTGCTGGGTCATTACCTTCACCTTCAATCTGAGTGTATCGGAAGGTACGTTTCTTGTCATTAACAATTTCTTCTCTCAGTACCTTTATATCATCATCACTGAATCCCCAGATGTTCTTGTATATCCAGTCAGACGACAGCAATTGAGTCGTTGTCATAATTTCATTGGACATGCGAACACGAGACTCCCACAATGCAAGTTTCTCTTGCTCCGCAATCGTGGACGGATTCGTGAGTTCGAGTTCGAAGTTTACCAGGCGTTCATCCGTAATACCTTGAGAGTATAGGTGAATGATAGCAATCTTGGTCAACTCACCAATCACGATACGCTGGATTCGCTCAATAGTACGCGCAAATCTAACATCCTCTGCTGCGAGAGTCGCCTTTGCACCGATTTGCTCTTCGTATCCCAAGAACGCCTTCGGAATCTTCAATGCTGCCATCATCTTGTTACGAATGTACTCAATGTCCTCAATCGCGTTGAACTCAAGTCCCTTAATCGTGTCAATAGATGTTTGAGAATCCGCACCGCGAGTCGGAAGATAGAAGTCCTCGGTCATGTTCATCATATTGAACTTGAGGTTGTAATCTCCGGTTGCGGGGTCAATATACGGCGTTTTCTTCATCTTGTCAATAATCTTCTGCATGTATTGGTCAACTTCGTTTGTAGGAATGTTGCCAATGTCAATCTTGAAGATTCTTTTTTCTGGAGCACGCATGATACGGTGAATCAACATAGCGTCCTCCATCAACGTCAACTGTTTCCATACTTTACGTGCGGACTCAATCATCGCTTTACCATACGGTAAGAAGTTGGAGTCGGACATAAGGCGGAAGTCCGCGATTTCATAGTACTCGAAAGTTCCGTTACCATAGGAACCTTGAACCTTGAACCGGACAGCGTGTGGATGCTTTTGGTCAAAGAACTCTTCGCGGGTCACTTCATAGACAGGAAGAGGAACAATGTTGACAACACCGTACTTCTCGGAGATATCTATTTTTAAGTACTGATTGCCATACTTGCACATATTACGAATCCACATCCACAGATTGAAGTCAATGTTGATAATGTCATAGAAAAGATTATGAAGAATCTCCGACACTTGCTCATCATCGGTAACAATTTTTATAACATCTTTGTACTCATTCTTTGTAGTGGACTCGTCAGCATACACATCGAGTGCGGATGCGATAATCGGGTCTGCGTCCATAACTTCGTAATCATTGTATAACTGTAACCGTGAAGTCTGATACGAAATTTGAGCGTTGTACGAGTATGAACCTGGATGAAACACACGAGCGTAACGGTCAATCTGGTAGTTGGTTTTCAGTCCGGCAGATTGAAGTCTGTCAACATCAATAACCTTGAGTTTCTTCCCACCAATACTGCGCACAACTACATCTGATGCGAACAATTTACGAAGTCGCGTGAATAAATTTGTATCTGCCATGTTTTGCCTCTCTATGTTATAATAACACTCTTAGTATAAATATCAAACTATCCAATAGTAGGTGGGCAAGGCGTGCCTACCGATTTCTTCCGTTCCTCTTCCTCTAACTTTTTTCTCTCTTCGGGTGATATATTTTGAGGTTGAACATCCTTGCCAGTACCAATTAACCACCGCAAATCCTCACTATATCCACCAGCGATGCGCAATTCATAGGGGTCTACGATTCGTCTGTTTGGAATGTAAATTTTAGGTGACGTATTAATTCTGTCCAATGCTTGTTTCTGTAAATCTATACCCCTCTGTCTGAGTTTTAATGCTGTGTCTTTAACTAGTAATGCATACCCCATAGCAAAAATCGCATCATCATGATATCCAGGCATATGAATTGGATAGTTGTTCAACCATATAAATGTGTACAACTCGCTGATAAGTCGTCTCGAATATACAACAAGTTCCTGAGAACGAAAGTACTCGTCAATCTTTGACACAACCATTTGACGAATCTTCGCACCTGATGTTATTCCAGCAATAATCTTATCCGTATTATTGGGTGTCCTCATATCGTAACTTCTTTGCATTTGACTCTGTATGTCCACCACCATCATATCTGCGCTTGAGTAAAACAGATTCTTGTAGTTTCGTTCCACTACTTTCTGAATAACCGCCCATCCCATAGCTTGATTTTCAATTACAAGTAGTGCATCATTATACTCGGTTGCAACAGTAACTAAAAGATTCCCAAATTCTCCAGTGCCAATAAATCCTTTGTACTCCGCGGCTTGTGTCAAACCGTCAATGTCTAGTACTTGAAATGTTGATGAATCCGAACCATCACCACGCGCGGGGTCTGCGGCAACAACATATGTTTTGCCTGTTGCGGGGTACTCCCATATCCAGTAGTTGTGGTCAACATACCTTTTCTCAATCGGTGGTTTAACCCGCGTCTCTTCATACCACTTAATGATAGTACTTTCAATCACAGTTTGACCCGATGTTAGGAAGTCACAGTCGCACTCCTGTGCAGCTTTCCTTTTACCAAGCAGTTTGTCTTGCTCATCTCTCCATGCTTGGTCGCGTTCGGGATGAATTGACCAGTGTAATCGAATGGGATTAAATATAAACGATGGTGCGTCTGAATCGGCTTCTTTAGAATCTTCCTCACCCTCTTCCGACAGACCACTGAATCCGATTCCTTCCTCTGCGGACTGCCACATTTTATAAAACAAGTTACCTACGCCGTTTGGAGTGGACAGTACAATTGCATCACCACCGGTTGCGAGTGTCATAGCTGCAGCAGACCAAATCGTGTCAATGTAGTCAATGAACGCGCACTCGTCAAGGATAAGGAGTGACAATGCTTCTGAACGACCAGCTTCCGGAGATGCGGCTTCCGCAAGTATACTTGAACCGTTTGCAAATTCCAGCGAAAGTTTGTTGTCTGCGATGCATCTACCTTTCAACCACGATGGAAGATTTGAGTGCATAACTCGTACTTTGGTAACAAGATTCTTTGCGACACCTTGCTTGGTTGCTATGACTAGTACCTTTTTATCTCCATGAAACAACATCAACCATAATGCGTAACCAGCAACAAGGGTTGAGATACCTAATTGGCGAGCTTTAAGTATTATATTGAATCGGTTCGCAAGGAACTGACCAAGAGTTTTTTTCTGAAAATCCCATAAGTAGAACGGAATCTTACCACGAACTGGATGCTGAATGATGCAGTATTTTACAAGAAAATATACTACGTCCTTAGCGCATCTTGTGTACTCTTCTTTGATTACATCTTTTAGATTTTTACCCTGTGAAGTTACCATATATAGTAATGTACTCCAATCATTATCTTATCACTCCACCGCTCATTCTCAAGATATTTGTCATATAACTTGTAATGAACAGTAAACATCCACTGAGACGGCGAAATTACTATACCACCGTATACTCTATCATACGCAATCAATCCACCAAGACCAAATGTACTTGGTGTCTTTATCTGAATCGGTGTCAGTCCTTGTATCTTTCTATATGTTTCATCATCAATTATAGACAGAGCTCGCAACTTTACACCGGGGGAAAGTGAAAGTGTGCGAATCTTCCATAGTTTGTCAGCATCATCATAGTAAAGAGTGGACTGAGTTTCTATGTCTGCAAACGCAATTTCAATAGAGTAATTATTCTCATTCGATTTAACATTAATTTCTGTTCGAACGTCATACGTAGCTATACCTTTCGTACCGTGAAATTCCACGATGCCTATTGAGTCGCCAATGACTTTTGAAGTTCCGCGTTTTCTCAGCTCCTTAATCGTGTCAAGTGCAATCTGATATTTAGTATTAACCGCAACATAATCTCCGTTTAACTCACCCACTTCGGATTGTAAATTTCCTACTTTAACCGCAAGCGTTTGAACCGAATCTTTCATTTTGAATAATGAGTCCTGTACTGCGGCCTCATTCTGCTGACGTTTTTCATTTTCCGCACGAAGTTCTCGGTTCTCTTGTACCACACCGTAAACATAGATAGATGCAGCAATTACTGCAATAATAATCCATGTCCACTTATTCAATAACAATTTTGTCAACATAACTTTATGCTCCTTTATATTTATGGATTCGGCGGCGTTGCACCATTTCCGTTACCGTTCTTCCACTTGTTCTCAAATAATTTTTGCGCACCTGCTTTTGCAGCTGCAATACCAAGACCGGCAAGTATAACTAACTGCCATCCAGTTGGAATGTCTGGAATATCCGGAGAAGTTTCTAATGCAATTTTTCTTAAGAACGCTATAATAAATACGATTACAAGTGCTAGAAGAATTGCGTTTTTATGACTTGGTGCATTGTTAATATGACTGGCATCTTCGTCATCAACAAACATCCACTTCACCCACTCAATCTGCGTTTTGAACCATTCTTTACCGAAACTGCTTACAAGATAAAATAACCAAATAAGTAATCCAAGTTTGAACCAATTATTATATAGAAAATCAAGTATTTGTGACCACATGTTCCTTCTCCAAAGGTTCACCAAAGTTCTTCTCAAAATCTTCTTTTAACAATCTAAGGTCGTTAAGAATCATGGACTTCAGCATAGGTTTGTTAACTCTGTCCCATCTTTCCACATCACCGAACTCGTTGACATATGTTGCATCCATACTGTTAACATAATCTTCGAGTCCATTCATTACATCATAATAGAACGAACGAATATTTGACATAATCCGTTGCCGTTCGTACTCCTTGTATGTTCCCTCAATCTGTAACTGCGTCTCGTACTCAGCAGTACAGTCCATACAAAACTGATTGAATCTCCACATCTTTTTATCAAGGTCGCGGGTCAATGCTTTACCGCACTTAGGACAATGTGTTGGCATCAAAAATCCACCTTGCTCTAATTCAACATGGTCAATCGCCGGTATACTGATTGCATACCCATTACGTTGAACCCACTCTTTACCATCTTCATCAATCCATGTTTCTCCAACCTCTCGTTTCTTTTTCTCCGGCGGAGTGTAAAAAGAGAACGACATTGATTGTCCTTTTGATTTAATCTTACCACCCTTAAGGACTTGATTAATTTTATTTATTACTTTTGCCTTTTGCTCCTTCAAGTCTGTAACCTTTTCTTCATTAAACCCTTTAGGCATAGGTAGTTCCATATCCGGACGTTCATCTATCATATATAAACCCTTTCTTAATCTCCGTACTTTAGCATTCCAAGCAACTGATTAACCGGTGCAAATGCTCCGGTAAGTTTGTATGTCTTACCACCGTAGGTAAAGACGAGTCCTTCAGCAGGGACAATTTTTTCAAATCCGCCAAGTGACTGAATACGCTCCAATTCAGTTTTTAATTTCTTAATCTGTTTAAGGTCTGTAGTTCCTTTAAGTTGATTTATTGCACTCTTAATTTTATGTCGTACATTTTGTACCGCCTTGCTTGGGTTAGCGGCAAGAAATCCATGTGCGTTTGACAAAACCTCAGAACCTAACTCTAAGAATAATGTCTCAAACGGAAGCATGTTCTCTTTCATCTGAGCGTCATGATTCTCTTTATCAAACGTGCGAACCCACTCCGCAAATTCCGGCGATTTTATTCCCTTTACTATATCTAATATTTTATTGGATTTGTCATTGAACGCCCACCGTTTCACTAATTGAGTAAGTGTAGTGTTGGTCATACCGTACTTCTGACCTTTCTTAGATATAAAATCTTCCCACCATCTCTGGTGATACAGTGCTATAGTATCACTATCTTTTAATCCAAACTGACCTTTAAGTTTGTTTACCTTTGCGACAAAGTATTTCTGTCTCTCAGAGAAATCTTGCCGTGCAGGAACTTGTACAAACGATGGTTGCTCAATCTTGAATGTTTTCTGTACATCTGCGTTTATCTGGCGAATCATACCAGCAAGTACACGCGCATACTCTTTGTTTTCACCGACAGGATTACCGTTAGCATCATAACTAATCACACCGTGAAATATAAGTGCGCTCTGTCCATACGGTAATACATTCTCAGTTTCTGGGTACACAACTTCTAATGCCATAAAGTTCTTACCATTTTGAAAGATTTTCTCTTTCTGTTTGTCGGTAAGTCCGGAAATTGCCGCTTGTAAGTCAACCATTGCTTGACTGAATGATTTTTCTAATGCACCACGACCCGCGAACATATCCTTAATACCACGA